TTCTTTTCCATTAATCATAGTTGGTTGAAATATCTCTAATTCAGGATGATTTTTAATCATTTTATCAACAACATCTCTTTTAATTAACATACATCCTGTAGGCGCATGAGTAACTTCAATAATACCTTTTTCAACAGTTATATTTTTTTTATCTTTTACCTTCATAGGAAACATAAGGCCGTTAGATAATAAATCTTCTTTATTTTTAACCATGTCTGTCTCATGCATTCTTTTCCAAACCTTATCAAAATTATAATTTTTTAGTGGGTAAGGACAAGAGATTATATCTTTATCAGCCTCTATCATTCTCATAATAGTTTTATATTCAAAATCTATGTCGGAGTCTATGAACAACAAATATTCATAATTATGTTCATGATTTAAAAAATCAGATACACAAAGATTTCTACCTTGTGTAACCAAAGACGATTTCAACATAGTAAAACTAACTAATATATTATTTTTCAAACACTGTTGTTGAAACATTAAAACAGATTGACAATAATGCATAGAGACTTCACTATGACATGGAGTGCATACCATTATTTTATATTTTGGTTCACCACTTAAATCTATTTCAGTTACATTATCTTTATTTATAGTTTGATAAGTATCTTCACTAAACCATATGGGTTCATTGTTTTGCATTAATTGCTCCTATTAAAAAGTTAGTCCAAGCTGCTCCTTGTTTATTCCAATTATAAAATCTGTTTACATAGTCTATTTGTAATTTAAGATGTGATTGTATATTAATATCGTTTAAACTATCTGCCGCAGCATCTATTACTTGTGCAAATTTTTTAGATAAACTTTTGTAATTATCTGAGTATGGAACATATATAGGAAACTCTGCTCCTGTTTCAAACAGTGCACCTAAATTAGTTGTTATACAATACAGTCCTCCTGCCATACATTCTAATAAAGATATGCAAGATGTTTCTTCCCATATACTAGGATACACATACATTCTATAATCTTTAATATGCTTTCTAATATATTCGTTTGGTTTGTAACCAATGTAATTTACATTAGGTAATGATTCTGCTTGTTCGTACAATGTTTGATAGTATTTATCATTAGCGTCGTAAAATTGTTTACCATACACTTCTGTAGATGAATATACATCTAAACTAATTAATGGATTTTTTACTAATTGCATTGCACCTAACAAAACGTTTAATCCTCTCCAAGGTGTATTTTGATGTATGATTTTTATAGGATCACCTTTTCTATAAGTTGTTGAAATTGGTTCTATATTTTCAATACCGTTTTTTATGACTACACATTTTTCTGTAGGTAAATCAAAAGCAATTCTAAATTTTTCAAATGTCCAGTGACTATTAAATACATACCAGTCATACTTGTGATGATTAGATTGGTCTTTGAACCATGGTGCTAGATTCGGTTGATCGTAAGAATTTTTTTGCCAAAGAATATTTACCTTGTTTGAATCAAGAGGTATTTTTTCTGGTATAGAAGTACAAATAGAAACTTTATTAAGTAGATCTTTATCTACGTGTTTTTCTAAAAATTCTAATTGTAATTCAGTACCACCTTTAGGTGTTTGAATTGTCATTATTATTCTTAAATACTTTCTGTAAAGCGTTTAGTCCTTTCGGTGATACTTCAACTTTAATATCTTGTGCAATATGTTCTGCTGTTGTTTCAGTATTTGGGTCCGCAATATCTGCATCTTTTTCTGCTTCATCAGCATAAACATAATTAGTTTGCGTGTTTCTTATTGTAACTGTTGTAGTACAATCTATTTTTAATAAATCATCGTTTGCCATATTTTTATCCGTTCTCCTGTGATCTATCTATTAGAGCATAACTTATCAGGCCTTGTATTGTATTACTACCCGTAGCTGCTTGCACAGTTATAGCATCTCCTGCTTCTAAATTCAAGCCTTGAGGTGTGGCATTTACTTGCGATTTAGCCCCTATGTCATCTCTAAAAAATTCATATTCTGTGCTTGAATCAGATGAGTCAACAAAATTCATATTTACTAAAACAGCTGATGATCCATCGTTGTTTGCACAATAAACACTTTTAACTATAGCTGTTGCATCACTAGGACATGTAAACACTGTAGTTTTACCTGTGCCAGATTGTTTATAACCTTGATTTTTATATTGTATAGTCATTATGATATAAAGTAATTAAAAGCTTCCTGTTCGTTTTTTAATTCTTGTTGAAAAGAAAAATTAAGTTGATTTTTTACAGTATCAATCGCTTCAATAATCTGTCTTTGGTTTGATACTTCGTACTCCTCTTTTGGTTCAGGTATTTGTACTATTACTTTAGCCATTATCCAAACGCTGATCCACCTATTGGGCCTTCTATGTCTCTAATTAATTGATCTAAATATCCAGCATCTTGAGCCTCTTTAATTTGACTATCATTGTAACCAGCGTTACGTAAAATACTTCTATTCATTAAACTAATACCACTTCCATCATCCGTAGGGAAAGTTAACGCGTCTACGTATTTATCTTCTACTGTAAAACCAGGTATTTTAAGATCTAAAATACCACCTTCCTCTGGTTTAATTTGTGGTCTAAAAAAAATATCTGTTTCAACTTCTTCTGGTCTCTTTTGATAACTAGTGGTTTGTTGATTAAATATATCTGTATCTGGTAAAAATTTGGAAACAAATTGTTCTGGCGCTGGTTGAGCAAAAGGAGTTAATACTCCTGCCATATCATATGATGAACGTGGCACAGTAGTATCACCAAAATCTAAACTACCTATACCACCAAACTCACCTGCATCGATCCTATCTTGAAGATTAGCTGCTTCTTGCATTCTAATTTTTCTAGCCATTTCTCTTTCATCATAGCCACCAAATTTTCTTATATCTAAATAATCCATAAGATTTTTAGATCTACCGAAATCTGTATTACGTATGTTTTGAGTTAAACCTCTTAATATACCTGTTAAAGGTGACATACCAAATAAATTAGAAAAAAATTGTTTAATTCGACTAGGTTCTCTATCAAATCTAGAACCGCCTGTATAGTCAGGGCCTTGTGCTTTTATAAAAGCGTCTCGTGCTTTTCGTCCTTCTTTTCCAGATATAAAACGATCAGTAGGTCCTCCACTTTTTACAGTTCCTGTTCTAGTTTGTGTTGCTGAATATTGTTGTCTATCTTCATTACCTGAAAAAGAAGTAGGTTTTGAAGCTTTTGGTGCTGGTGAAGAGGGTTTATCGTACTCTCTACCTGAAACTCCGCCCACTCTGAGATCTTTTCTATTTTTATATAAACCTTTATCTATCATTATCTTCTACCATCTGGTTGTGCATCAAGTCTCAGAGTTCCATATCTCCAAGTTTCACCTGTGCTATCGTTTTCTATTTTTAGTGCTAGAAGTCTTCCTCTTGCACGGGTATCTACTTTATCAGTAGTTGATGTGATTGTAAAGGGTCCAAGTGATGAACTAGATGCCGTATTATTTGGGTAATCATTTAACAATAATGTTACTTTTGAATTACCTGTTAGTAATTTAAAGTCAGGTATAAATCTTTTAACAGACATAAAGAACTCACCATCTCCTCTGTAATCTGCAATACCTGTTGTGCCTCCTAATGCACTTCTGCTTGCTGTAATATCAAAATCTCCTGATTGTATAAACGCATCAATAGATGTTGTACCAGAACTATTAACTTGGTCAGTGCCTTTTTCGTGTTCATAGTAAGTAGATGCTCCGTATTTTGCGGTAATACCTTGTATTGGAAAATTAGGAAGTGCTGTTTTATCATATTCTGTTGCATATGGTAAATCATATACACCTTGATCAATATAACTTGTTCTAGCTAAAGATGATGTAGTCCAAACGTTTTCTCTATAATTATATGTAACACATCTATCAATTTGTTCTGAACCAAAAGAAGGATAAAACCAATTTATCTCACCATACAAACTATTATGCTCCGCATAAATTAATAAATTAGAACTGTAGTTTATACCTAAATTATCTCCATCATTCGTAAATACAAAATCTTCAACTAAACATGGTAATGATTTAACTGTACCATCAAATGCAAAAAAACCACCTTCACCTGACATCCAAAATACTTTACCGTCAGAATAACTTATTGCGTTTTGTCCAATGCATCCACAGTTTGTACCAACCTGTTTTATTGAAAAAGTAAAAGGTGGACCTACGAATTGTATTACATATGCAGATGTATCTGTTAAAACCAAAGTATAATCTTTTCCAGAAACAGCAGCTACAATTGTATTACCTTGGTCTAATCTAAATGTTCCTGCAGTATTTATTGCTGTCGGTGCATATGTATTTAAATCTTCTTGATTAGAAAATCTTATAAACATCGGGTCTTGCGTAGTTGAACTTCCAACAGTTGTTTCTGTTCCAAAATGAAATAGATGTCTGTCTCTGTCAGATACTTGTGTTAATATTGAAGCGGTTGGATTATTCGATGTTGAAAAACCAGAAGTGGTTGTAGATGC